ATTGAAGAATTAGAGAATTTTTATAGTGAGATCATAGAGGAAGATAATATATCTGATGAGTTTTGGGATAGGCTTCATTTATTCTTAAAAAAAGAAGATGGCTATAAAGAAAGCAACTAAACAAGAGCAGGCTTATATGGGGCGTGTAGCTGAATTAGGCTGTGTAATCTGTGGTGGAATACCAGAGATACATCACAACACGAAAAACAGGGGCTACGGGGCTAAATCAAGTAATTATGATATAATGCCTTTGTGTGTTCATCACCATAGAGGGGAAGAGGGTATTCATCATATAGGGGTTAAAACTTGGGAAGCTAAATATGGAGATCAAGATGATTTGGTTAAGCAGGTTAAATTAAAAGTATATAAAGATATAGATGGATCTCGTTATTCTAAGCATTATGCGGAAGAGATTGGAAAGACTGTTAAGGAGTTAAAAAGTTTTATTTTAAATAATGAGGTATGAAAGTAAAAAGTGAAGTTTTTAATTGTGATTGTATGGAATTGATGGCTAAATATCCTGATGGGTATTTTGAGTTGGCTATTGTTGACCCTCCTTATGGGATCGGAATTAGTAAAAATCCAGTTAGAAAAAAACACAAGAAGAAATCTTGGGACAACAATATTCCAGAAGATAGATATTTTAAAGAACTCTTCAGAGTTAGTAAAAATCAAATAATATTTGGTGGTAACTATTTTGAACTACCTCCTTCACAAGGGTTTATTGTGTGGGATAAAGTGCAACCAGAAAATTTTAGCTTAGCCATGTGTGAATATGCCTGGTCTAGTATTCAAAGACCTGCTAAGATTTGGAGAAAAAGCGTTCTTTCTGAACAAAATAAAATCCACCCCACCCAAAAACCAGTAGCATTATACAAGTGGCTATTAGATAACTATGCTAAAGAAGGTGATAAAATACTTGATACTCATTTAGGCTCTGGAAGTAGTAGGATAGCTTGTTATGACTTTAAATTTGATTTTGTAGGTTGCGAGTTAGATAAAGATTATTTTGACCTTATGGAGGATAGATTTAAAAAACATATATCACAATTAAGTATTTTTGATATAATTTAAAAAATGCAATATGATTTATTCGGGGATGTAATTATTCCTGGCAATATAATTGACAAATAAAAAGCTATAATTATAATTGGAATTATAACTTTAATTATAATTATATAACTATGTATAAAGCAACATTTAAAAGAACCTCTAACAGGTATTCAAAAGAGGAATTATTTAATAATATCAAAACTGTATGGGATTATAAGGGCAGTCAACCATTTTGTAAAGATATGGATATTTACCCTAGTTTTATAACTTTTGGCACTTATTTTAATAGGTTTGGAAGCTGGAAAAAAGCAATAGAAGAATTTATTAAATATTCAAATGGAGAGTTAAAAATTGAGAAAGAGGCAACTACTAGAAAAGTAAGAAAGAATATTAACAATAGCTTGAGATATGATATAATGAAAAGGGATAATTTTAAATGTCAATATTGCGGTGCATCTCCTGCTAAAGATAGTGATGTAGAATTACAGATAGATCATATTATACCAGTTTCAAAAGGTGGTGATAATAGTATAGATAACTTAAAAACTATATGTAATCATTGCAATATTGGTAAACTTAATAAGTTATAAAGCTTAATGGATAACTCAAAAGAAAAAAAGAAAGTTGTAAAAGAAAAATTATTCTGGAATAATAACTAAAATATAATTTTAGAGTTTTGCTCTTCGATATTTAAAATAAATTCGTCAGGTAATATCTTTTTTAAATGTTTTAGTGTAATTAAAGAATTTCTGATATATAATTTATTATTATATTCTGTTATAGTGTTTCCAACAAGAATACAGCCTTTGGTATCTTCTATTTTATTTCCCTCGTGAATTTCGATTAATCCTCTATTTGGAATATCGCAGATCCTCCACCATCTAAATTTACCAGTATTATCATTTCTAACTTTATACTTTCCAGTTGGGATGCAAGAGATTCTAGGCTGGTTATTTAACCAAGGATTTTCTAATGTATGGGCTATCCTTTTATTTTTATAATACATAACTCCACGAACACCATATTTACTTAATAAAGTTCTTTGTAGAGTTACTTCTTCATTATTTTTTTTTATGGTTTTTAATGAGAACATTATTTACACCAATTAATAAATTGTTTTCCTTCTCCATAGTAAGGAATTGCAAGTTCACTTTTCAGTAATTCGTTTGATAAATCTTTGCCATCAAATATAATCTTGCAAATTTCTCTATGGTATTTTCCTTTTAAACAATGACGGGCAATTATTTTATTAGCATTAAGTAATCTATTGTTTACAAATTCTTTAGCCTTTTGACCTCTCTCTTTCTCGCATTTGTCAAGGGTTCTGATTTCAGGGGTATCTACTCCATAAAGTCGGATCTTGACATTTTTGCAAAAATATTCAATATCGCAATCAAAATCAGCTGTTATTGTGTCGCCATCGTAATTATAAAGATATTTAACTTTGAAATCTTGAGCATAAACATTACTAATCGTTAGTAATAAGACAAGAATTATTTTTAACATAGCTATTTTAATTTATTTATCCATCCGATTTTTTCGAATAGAAACATTAATATATTTAAGAAACAAGCACCTATTGCGACTTGACCAACCAAGCCACCAAAAAAATTACCAACAAATGCAAATAGAATAGTATTGAAGAATAATACTATAGCTGGCTCTTCTAATAAGATTCTTAACTTACCTTCTTTTTCAAATATCTTAGTCCAGAAAAATGTTGTGTTTTTTAATAAACCTAAATACAAATTATGAATAACTGTTATTAGTTTTGATAAGCTAGATTTTAATTTACTCTTTTTTAATGTTATTAAGTCGTCAGTCATTTTAAAAAATTAATTCATCGTTTATTAGAAATATCTATTATATACTATGCCAAAAGCATTCTTGATGCTTAACTCATTATTACGATCAAACCAATATAGGCCATAATAATTTTTATTTTTAAAAGTACCTACGCCTATACCTTTTAAAAAAGCGGATTTTTTAGTAATTAAACCGTTGTAATTATCATGAATATTAATATTTGATAGAATTAATGAACTAGAAATATCAAGATATTTAGTTTTAACTATATTTCCTAAGGCACAAGTATCACTTAAAGATTTTCTTTCAATGTGAGCGTTTAAAAGTCTAATTTTAGTAGGTTGTTGTAATAATCTATTTGTTGAGCAACTTACAAAATTATCGTTTTTAAAAAAACTTACTCCTATATGAGCAGATTTTAAATGATCTTTTAACCTTCCTATATGTTCGTTTTTGTTTATTTGATTATTATCTGTACTGTAATAAGTTACAGATTTTCCGACGAATGGTTTATATTCTGCACTATAGACTCTATCTGCCGTTGCAATAGATATTAAAATTACAACAAATAAAGCTATTGCATATATTATATTAGTTTTCATTACACTTTCTATTTAAGTATTGCATTTCATTGTAATTCAAGTTCTTAATATCTTCTAACTCTAAATTTTCTAAAACCTCTATTTTCGACAGAAGAGAATCAGGGATAGGCTTATATATCTCGCAAAAGCCATTAACATTAATTAGTTCAATCTGCTTTTGCTTCACGCAACTGCTTAATAATATCACGAGGAGACTTATCAATGATGCTTTTTTCAATTTTTTTATCAATCTTAACATTTTCTTCATGTTTTTTAATTTGTTCTGACATTACTTGATTATCTTCTTGAGCCTTTTCAAGATCGAAATCTTTTTTAGCAACCGACTTGCCTTTAAAGTAAGCTCCTATTAAAGCAATAATACCGCCTATTATTGATCCTAAAATAGTTCTGATCATTTTTTAAATGGATTAATTTTTCCGAAATATTCAGTAATACTAACACCAAGTAAACCAGACCCAGCCCAAAAAAACACAGTTATAGCTGCGGTTATTTTTTCAAAATCTACGGCTGTTTGATTATGAATCCCATATATGATTGTGTAACTTAACAATACAGCACCAATAAATAAGCAACTAATACCAGACACTCTTTTAGAAGAAGTATGGCCTACAACATTTTGAAATAATGTTATATTGTTATTTGTATTATTCGTAGTAACAGTTTCACTTTTAGTCATAATATAAATTGAGTTATATTGTTATTTACAATTTAGTGTAAGAAATAAATATTATTTTAGAAACAAGCATGTAAAATATCAAGTAATATATTTCCACCATAGAGTCCGAAAGTTAAACCAAGAGTTATTCCAAAGGTGGCCATTCCAATCTTTATTGCACAAACTATGCCACGAAAGAATATCCTGCCTTGTCTCCTGTGCTTTTTAAAATGCTCTAAATATAGATTAACTCCGACTAAATCTTTTATCAACTCCTTGTTATCATCTTTCATATCTATTTAGATTTATCATTGTCTAGGCGTTTTAATAATTCTTTTATATATTGAGATACTGCATTACTATTATTCTCGTTGTGTTGTTTTGCTCTTTCTAAGATTTGTTCTTTTTGTATTTTTAATTCTTCTCTTAGTTTATTAATCTCCTCCTCTTGTTTTTTTTTAGCATCTTCTTTTAATTGTTCTTCTAATTGTTTTATATCTTTTTTATTTTGTTCTGATTGACACTTTAAATTATAAACTATAAACAAAGTTATTGCCATAAAAGGCGTTATTTCGGAATTAACAATTAGGGATGAAAGATTGGTTATAATGTCCACAGCATTTTTTCTTTAACTTTATTACTTAAGCCCTCTAGCAAATCCTTAACCTGATCATTGCTGCATTTTTTTTCTTTGTTTGTATTGGTTAATATATAAATAATTATAACCCCTCTATAATTTTTTATTACTGTGAAGCCTAGATCATTTATTTTTTTATTTGTTGCATTTAACATATTTTGAATTGTTTTGCATTTTGGTAACTCATTTAAATCATTAAACAAAGTTACGCCCTTGTCGGGTGTTGAGTTAATAAAAGAATATGTGCATGCATCTATTTCTTTTTCTTTTTGATATGCAATATTGCCTTTCTTAACATCATTAATAAAATTATCATCTATAACTGTATATAATTTTGAATAAGAATATGTCTTATTGAATATACCTTTAACAGGGATTACGGATAGATAATAACCTTTACCACATTGTTTTAAAACATGCTCTATTTCTTTGTGTTCAAAATCATAAAACGCCCTGACGCTCGATCTGTTATAGTCAAGGTAAAATAAAAACAATAAAATAAAAATTAATGAAAATGATATATTCGGTAATTTTTTCATATTTAACTATAAATTAACTTAGGATTTATATGCTCGAAATGCTGAAAATCAAACTCCGTTAGTAACTCAAAAAGTTCCTCCGGCGTGTATCTACTAGCCTCTAGATTTTCTGGTAATAAAACCGCTCTTTTTAAACCTCTGAGAACCCCTTCACTACAAAATTGTTCTCTTGTTAGAGAAGGCTCTTTTATAAAGCTTGGTATTAAGCAATCTAAACTAGAATATAAAGCTTTGCTAAAAGGATATTTAGCCCCCTTGCTTAAAACCCAATGATTAAGTATTTGACCCAATTGTTTTTCTGTTATTTTTCTAGGTCGTAATATGTCGATAGTTACAAAATCATATCTTGAATCTAACCATTTTTGAAGAGGAGTTAATATAGTACCTTTTTTTGAATTAGCTTCGGCAACCTTACCATTGATAAATTGTGCTGCGTGTTCGTATTTTGAAAGAGTCGTTAGTTGAATTAAAAATCTTGCAGGAAATAATAATAAAGATTTCCATGTCAATTTGCTTGAGCAAAAAATTACATCTCCTTCTTTAATTTTAAAAGTCATTACAGATTAAAATTTAATTTATTATTAAGTAAATAACCCTTTTTAAAATCATAATTCTTAATTTTAGTTTTTGTTGTTAACAATTCTATTTCTCGTTTATGAGCTTCAAATTGTAAATAATTATTATCAACAATCTCCCCCACTTTATACTGAGCAATCCTTAAAATAGTTACGGGTACTTTAATAGACTGTCCATTTAAAACCCAATTAACAATGACATTATCAGTAGTGTGAGTTTGCTCCTCTCCTTGTAATCTTTGAAGATCATTCAAAGCTGCTACTTTATTTATATTCTTGTTGACTAACTCGGAAAAATATTGCCTAGAAGTTTCATAATTAGTGCTGACTTTGAAAGTGTTATTAATAGTCAATATTCTTACTTCGTCTGATTCGTGGAAAGCTTTAAGTTCTGCAATTTTATCGTTCTTAGCATTTTGTAGGTCTTGATCATTTATATAAGTTTGAAACTTTGGTAAAATATTACCATCTGAATCAAGACAATTTTCCCAGTCGCCAATTCTCATATTTTTACCGAGATCACCTCTTGCAATCTCGCCTGTTATTTTATTTCTTGAAATATCCATAC